TAACAATAAAGAAGCAGAGATTAGTGCTGAATATTGTTACAAACCCTACCGTACTTTACGCAATTATTAACATGAATTCAATGACTAATTATCCCCCAGAAATGTATAACGAAGTCCTCAAAGATTACAACTTTCGTTATGGCAAATTCAACCCAATTCCTTATCCTAAAATAACAGAATTAAAAGGACAATTAGAGGAGGAAAATAACAACGAAAGAAGTGATTATTGCGAAGGTAAGTTTATACCAGGCTTCCATGATTGACTTTATTAAATTAACAAACAATGTACTTAAATTCTTTGTCTTTATTGTTATTGGGAGGGTCATTATTGTCTTACTATCTAATACATAGTTTTCCACAGTTTTATTCACAATCTCTGTTAAATCTGTGGAAAAGTGTTATAAATGACGTTCTAAATGCAATAATAAATATAAGGTTGCGTTCTATTCCGTTTTTAAATGTGTTATTAATCTGGATGCAATCTGTGTTTAATGTGTATAGAATCCAAACAGATTACGTTCTTTTTAATGTCACATAGAGTCGTTATCTTAGCGAGCATTATATCACAATCTCGCTTTTATTGTCAACCCCTCAGTATAACTATCAGGGGACAATAACAAAACTTGACTTATACTCTTATTCGTGCTATTGTAGCCTCATAAGTAACAACACCAGTTCTCTAATCCTATGCCAGTTACTAACACAAACCGTACACACACTAGGTATAGAATAACCCTAGAAGTATGCGTAGAAGATGAGTTTAATGCAGAGCAAATTGACTGGGGAAAAGTATTACAATTAGAGGATAATGAGTACGTAGAAAGTTATACTGAAGTCTTAAGTATTCCAGACCGTTACTAATAAGAATTGCGTGGAATGTGTTTGCCCTAAAGTTACACAAATGTCAACCTAATTTCTCTTAGATTATGTCAGTTTCTTCTGAACAGTTTGTATCAAGAAGCTTCGCTGAATTCCTCCTTGAAAATGCAAACAATGGTAATGAAATCCTTGCCGTCCTGGATGATATTGCGGAGGGTGCAGATACAGTCCTATAAGTAACACAAATCAAACACAAATAAGGGCAGAGTTCTTGACACTTTGCCCTTTATATCTTATAATGAATAGTATAACAAACCGTGCAGCCACTATGTAATACTTTCATTATGCGTATTTGCAGTTCTTAAATAATGCGTGAAGACAGTTAATTATGGGCGTTGTTTATATTGGGCGGCGTTGCGTTGTTTAAAAAAGCTGGAAGTCCCTAACCTACAACGAACCGAAAACGAGAGCTAAATAAAAAATCGGGGGCCATAAAAAAATACCCGTGAGGATTTATGAAATTAGAATGGTCTACAATTGGTTTTTTTCTCCTAGTTCATGTATTGGGAGTTATTGCAATATTACCTCAATTTTGGAGTTGGGGTAATTTTTTTGTATATCTATTTCTTTGTTACCTTACTGGTTGTGTTGGGTTGACATTAGGATATCATCGTTTATTTGCACATAAGTCTTTTGAGTCACCTACATGGATTAGACGTATACTAGCAACATGTGGATCACTTAGTTGTGAGTATGGACCTATTACATGGCCTGGAATACATCGTCAACATCACATGTATACTGATAGTGATGGTGACCCCCATGATAGTACTAAAGGATTTTGGTGGAGTCATATAGGATGGATGTTAGTGGAAGTACCTGCAAAGAAAAACGTACACAGACTTACACCTGATCTTAGAAAGGATCCATATTTTAGATGGTTAGATAAGTGGTTTATATTCTTACAAATCCCCCTTGGAATAATCTTATATAATCTTGGAGGATGGTCAATGGTACTATGGGGAATACCTCTCAGAATAGTAAGTGTATATCATATGACATGGTTTATTAATTCAGCTGCTCATATGTGGGGATATCGATCTTTTGAGACTGATGATAGGTCTGTGAATAATCCTATATTTGGTATACTTTCATTTGGTGAAGGATGGCATAATGATCATCATAAGTTTCCTACATCAGCAAGGGTTGGTTTAAATGGTGAATTTGACCTAACATGGCAGCATGTGGTATTATTAAAGAAATTTGGATTAGCACGTAAGATACGTCTTCCAAATATATAATGTAGTTTAGGTTGGAGATGATGCAAAATCTTGAAGATATTACTTATCATATTTACTTGAAGGATAGACCAATATACTGGAATTTAAGTGAAGAAGACTTTGATGAGAAATGGCAGATGTTACATGTAATGATGGATTTGATGTCAACTGAATATCAGAAAGAAGATTTAACATATACTAGGTTAAAAGGTAAAGTGGGATATGGTGGACCAGGAAGAGTAGTATATACCTCACCTTTAGATGAAGATTCTTATTGACAAGTACTAAATAAACTGATAAAATAACATTGAAAGTGAGTTCTCTTTTATGGCTAAAGGATTTAAAGTAAAGACGGTTGCACCTAAAGCAAAAGCACCCGAATGGGATATAGATGCAATCAAAGCAAGAATGAAAGGAAAAGCAATCGTCTTCTGTTTACCAGGAAGAGGTTGCTCTTATATTTTCTTAAAGAATTTTGTACAGTTATGCTTTGACATGGTGCAAAATGGAATGAGTATTCAGATCTCTCAGGATTACTCATCAATGGTAAACTTTGCACGTTGTAAGGTACTTGGTGCAAATGTACTACGTGGACCTAATCAGATACCTTGGGATGGTAAACTTAAGTATGATTATCAACTCTGGATTGACTCAGATATTGTCTTTGACACTAACAAGTTTTGGCAATTATGCGATTTAGCAGTTGCTGCCGATACTGTTGATTCTGAAGGGAATACTGTTAAAGGAGAAGAGAAAGAAATCACTGCTGGTTGGTATGCTACTGAAGATGGTCAAACAACTTCTGTTGCTCACTGGTTAGAGGAAGAGGATTTCCGTAAGAATGGCGGTGTAATGAATCATGAAACCGTTGAAACCATGGCTAAGCGTAAGAAACCATTTACGGTTGATTATACTGGTTTTGGTTGGGTGATGATTAAGAATGGTGTATTTGAGAAACTCGAATATCCTTGGTTTGCACCTAAAATGCAACAGTTTGAGTCTGGTGAAGTCCAAGACATGTGTGGAGAGGACGTTAGTTTCTGTTTAGATGCTATGGACGAAGGTTTTGAAATTTGGTGCGATCCTCGTATTAGGGTTGGCCACGAAAAAACTCGTATTATCTAATTCTTTATTATGTTGATCCCAAATCTTCTCGGTATTATTGCAATTTTATTTGTAGTATGGTTTGTATTTGTTTTTATGGCGGATCCCAATAAAATGTGATGGCAAGATTTAACATTCTTTATGATGGAGAGGTTATTCATAGTAATCTCTCCCATGAGCAAGCAATGGAAAAACTACAAGACCTATCGGAGAAGTATTATGAGAGTTCAAGTGAAGGAAAAGAGGTATTTGATGCTAATTTAATTAAAATGGAGGATGCGAATGGCACAAAAACAACTAACGGTTGAAAAAATCGTTGCAATAGTCAAAGAGAAGTGGTCACTATTCGGTGTAAGCACTTTAATTATCTTTCTATTGCAACTTTTATCGTCTAAAGTGCTTTTAGCGGTATTTTTAGGACTAATTTTTACTATTGTAGTCCCATCGGAAGCACTTAAAAAATTACTCAATAAAACTTAAAGGAAATTATGGCAAAAATGAAGCAAGGGGTCTTAGGAACCGAAGTTATCATGTCAAGACCGAAGAAAACACGTCAAGGCCGCTCGGCACTAACCAAATTAGCGGCGACTTCTCGTAATAAACCAAAAAAGAAGTATAGAGGACAAGGATAATGTGGAATTTTTTCCAATGGGCATGGAATTTATCATGGGGTGAAGGATTCGCATTACTTGCGGTCCTTTTTGTCTTTTATTATGGTAAGAAATGGATTGATAGTCGTTTCGGAAGTCTAAACAAACGCCAAAAACGTGAAATGAAGGCAATTGTTAAGGAAGCAATGGACGAATGGACGGCAAAATGTGAATATTTAACTATTAAGACCGATGAAGAAGGTCGATATTACTGCTCTATGAGCAATTGTGAAGGTGTTAAGTTTAATGATGTTAAATAGTGGTAATTAAATAAGCAAAATAGGGGACAAAATGGAAAAAAAGATGCTTAGAGAGATTACTAATGATAAATTAACACCTAAAAAGCGTGATTCTTTAATAGAAACGGAACTTTTTGACCCTCAAGAAGATGATGGCTTAGACTATGAAGTCGATTCAATGACGTTGACAGAATATTAGGTCAAAAAACTTAATAAATAACTAATATTTTAGTACTTTTCAATGCCATTAGAACGGGTAGAGCAAGGTTTTAAGGACATTAGTGCAACATTTAAGATAAGTCCTTTAAATAACGACTTACTTGCACTAAAAAATAGTGCTGCAATTGCACGTTCCTTAAGAAATATTGTATTTACTAATCGTGGGGAAAAGTTTTTTAATCCAAATTTCGGATCTGATTTAAAAAAATCATTATTTGAAAACCTAGATGAAGTTACAGCCTTAACTATTAAGGAAGAAATTGAATATACTATCGTAAATTATGAATCCAGAGTTGATTTACTCGATTTAGCGGTGGTTCCTGACTATGATAATAATGAATATTTTGTCACTATCGTATATAATATCATAGGTTTGGATGTTCCACCCCAACAATTAGAGTTCGTATTGCTACCATCAAGATAAATGTCCCTCCAAAACTTTACTGGTCTGGATTTTGACCAGATAAAAACTACTTTAAAGGATTATCTTAAGAATAATTCCAATTTTACTGATTATGATTTTGAAGGATCTAATCTTTCTACTATTCTAGATGTCTTAGCATATAACACGTATATAAACTCTTATAATGCTAATATGATATCTAATGAGGTATTCATTGATTCCGCCACTCTGAGGGAGAATGTGGTGGCACTGGCAAGGAATATAGGTTATTTGCCAAGGTCTAAAAAAGCATCAAGAAATAGAGTAACTTTCTTTGTGGATATGACATCAGTGTCACCCACTCCATCAAGTTTAACTCTTAAAAAAGGCCCTGTTGCAAGTACTAGTAGTTCTTTTGGTGGTCAATCTTTTGTTTTTAATATACCTGACGATGAAACAGTTTCTGTTATTGAATCTACAGACTCTACTGGTACTGGAAAATTAGCACGATTTACTGATATAGATGTATATGAAGGAACTCTTTTAGATAAAGTATTTACGTATTCTAGTAGAAATCCATTCCAAAAGTTTATTTTAGAGAATACTGGAATTGATCTTGATACATTGACTGTTAAAGTAAAATCAAATGCCAATTCTACAACTGCTATAGAATATGTTAGACAAGATAGTTTGTTTGCAGAAAAAACAGGAACGACTATTACAGGTGAATCTAATGTATATTTTATTAATGAAGTTGAAAGTGAAAGATATGAATTGATCTTTGGTGATGGTATATTCGGTAAAGCACTTCAAGATGGTAATGTTATTGAAGCATCTTATATCGTAACAAGTGGTGAATCTGCAAATGGCATTAGTAAACTTACTTATGCGGGAAGAATAACATATAATAGAAATTCTATTGATTATAATGTAACGAGTGGAATCTCTTTAATCGCTACTCAGGGGACATCCAGTGGGGGTGAGGCCATCGAAAGTGTAGATTCCGTTAAAAAGTATGCACCACAGATATATGGTACTCAGAATAGGGCATTAACTGCTAATGACTATGAAATTTTAATACCTAATAAGATTTACCCTGAAGCAGAGTCAATCTCTGTATATGGTGGTGAAGAGTTAATCCCACCACAATATGGGAAGGTTTTCATTAGTATAAAACCACGTACAGGTGATTTCGTACCAGGTGCAATTAAAGAAAATATTAAAAGAGATTTAAAGAAATATTCTGTTGCAGGTATTGTAGCAGAAATTCTTGATTTAAAATATTTGTTTATTGAGACTAATAATAGGGTTTATTATAATACGAATAAAGCACCTACTGCAGCTGCTGTTGGTACAATTGTTCAGAATAGTATCAATAAGTACGCTGAATCTGCGGAGCTAAATAAGTATGGTGCTAGATTTAAATATAGTCAATTCTTGAGAGTTATTGATCAAAGTCATGAATCAGTTACTTCTACTATTACTACAGTTCAAATACGACGTGATCTAAGATTAGCAACTGATACATTTGCTGAATATGCAATTGATTTTGGTAATGAATTTCATATCGATTCTATGAATGGTTATAATATTCGATCTAGTGCATTTAGGGTATTGGATATTAATGAAGAAGTTTACTTATTTGATATACCAAATACAGATAAGAAAACAGGAACTATGAATTTATTTTCTTTAGACTCATCTGGATCAAATACTCCAATAGTTCAAAGAAAGAGAATTGGAAAAGTTAATTATAAAACTGGTAGAATTACCCTAGATCCTATCAATATTGTATCTGGTAAAACTAAAGATGGTGTCCAAATTATGGAAATATCCACAGTTCCTGAATCAAATGATGTTATCGGATTACAGGATCTTTATTTGCAACTAGATAGTAGTAATGTT